AGCGAAAGTACGAGGATGCCCACGGGGGTGATGGCAACCTGAAGGACTGGCAGGTCGATTGCGAGGGAGCGCTGGGCGAAATGGCGTTGGCCAAGCATCTGGGGTTCTACTGGAGCGGCAATATAGGCAATGTCAAAGCTCCCGACGTGGGACCATATGAGGTACGCACAGCGGGGGAGCACTGGCATCACCTACTCCTTCATCCTACCGACAAAGATGACCGACCGTACGTGTTGGTGACGGGCAAGGACGGACGCTATCGCCTGCAGGGTTGGATCTTGGGACGGGACGGGAAACAGCAGCGGTGGTGGAAAGAGAAGGTGAACGGTCGGCCCTGTTTCTTTGTGCCACAGAGCGCACTGCAGCCGATAGACACGCTGAAGCACTACGAGGAGTGGCCATGAACGTAATAACAGTCGATGTACGGTTGTTCAGTTGCAGGGAGTGTGTGGCCTATGACCATCCTGGCCGGCGCGGAGCCTGGATCCCTGCTAGGTGGGTGGAGACACCGTGCGGGCGCATGCAGGCCCACGGGTGGTGTGGAAGAGCGATGCTGCGAGAGTTGCTAGACAGGGACGGTATCATCGTGCTAGGCCGGCCGGTGATCCTGGCCACCAAGGAGGAGTGATGTCTACCAGAGAGGAGATAGCGCAGAGGCTGGCGGAGGTCATAGTCGCCGGGGGACTGACCCAGCCCTTCGGAGGCGAGGTCCACGAGCAACTTCTTGGGCGTCGGACGGTCTACAGTGTAGCGTTCAGCCGACCCAGAGCGCTGGATGGTGTGATAGATGTGTATGGGGAAACGTGGATCCGTGTCGCTTCACGAGGGCCGGCTGGGCAGGGCTCCCAGGTGTTCGCGACTGTCGAGGATGCCGAGCGTTTTGTACGTCTGGCGTTTGTCGAAGGCGATGTCGAGGGTGCGCTGCAGGTTCCGCGGAGACGATGAAAGGAGGGAGACTCGTGGTGATTGTATTTGCGGCATTGTGTACTCTGTTGGCTATGCTGGGGGTTGCCTATTGTCTCGGACGATGGTGGCTTGAACGGGATGTAGGCCTGCCACCGGTGCCGGCACCGGCGCCTACCCGCATCCGCCGACAGAACTACCGATTCTCAGAGCATCCTGACCGGCCGGGGTTCGTGGGCACAGGGAAGGTGTCCAGGGCTGTGGACGGGGGTCGCTATGGACTGTGGGTCTACATCCAATGAAAGGAGATCAATATCATGAGTTGGCTACAGTATCTTATTGTTGATGGTGACGGCGGAGGAGACTCTGGCGGGGCTGGTGGAGACGGTTCGGGCTGGGGCTGGGTTCCCTTTATCCTGGGGCTGGTCATCCTCATCTTGGCATTCGGGTTTGCCAGCGCAGTCGGGGGAGGCTGATGGAGGACCAGGCTATTGTAGAAGTGGAGACTCCGCAGGTGGACGGGCAGGTAGTGTGGGAATGTGCCATGGTCGAGATGCAATCCCTCATGGCACCGGAAACCTTCAGTCGTCTATTCGGGCGCTCGAAGGGCATCACCCGGGATGGTACTAGGCTCATCGTCAATCTAGGTGTGGTGGGCGCTAGACAGTGGATCAAGCGGGGCTATGAGGAGCAGTTGCTACGGGTGGTGAACAGATGGAGCGACGAGCCTATTACCGAGATCGCGTATGTGCTGCCGACAGGACCGGACGCATGGGAATGCCAAAAGAATGCCCTAGTGCCGGCAGCGCACGCTGAGTCGGCAGATGAACCTATCGTAGAGGCTGTGCGGGAGGAGCGGGTTGTCATCGGGCCCACCACCGGCCGGCTACTTCATACGGACTTCTATATCAAGCTGAAGGTAGCTTTCCGCCACCGAGCCCTTGCCGAGTTGAAGGGTGCGCCACTGAGTGTGTTTCTGTGCCTTGCGCTCCACGTCGATAGGGATGGTGTCGCCTACCCCGGGGTGCAGACCATTATGAGGGAGACTGGGTATAGCAGGAGCGTCGTCTGTAGCGCACTTGGTACTCTCGTCGACCTCGGTCTGATGGCCAAGAGGAGGGCACACCGGGGCAATGATGAGTACATCATTCAGGGCTATGCCTGGTTTGGCACGGATCCTGCACCGTGCCTATGGGAGAAGTGAGAGTTCAGTATCTGAACTATCAGGGCATCTTGGAGAGTTCAGAGTTCAGTAGCTGAACGTTCAGAAACTGAACCCCTGGATAATCCTAAGATCAGCCAGTAAGATAAGGAAGGAAGTATACTAAGCCATGCCAGAAGCAGAGAGTTGGGTAGTCACCTTCCGCTTGTCGCGCAGCGGAACAACGTGGCTGGCCATGGAGGTACAGGCGGATCGATTCGCCACCGTCGCTCAGGTGCTTGACAGCGTGGTGGGTGCGCTGGGACTGACAGCTAGAGAGGCGATGTCGAAAGCAGCGCAAGCATGGGTCAGCGACAATATAGACGAGACGGCCGGCATGGTTGCCGACCGTCCCTGATGAGGGTAGGCCTGGGTGCAGGAACTACCAGGGCTATACTAGCATGACTGGAGTGAGACGTCAAGCTGTGACGTACGGGAAAGAGGATGAGTCGGCGACGGCGAGAGTTCCCAATAGAATTGGAAAGGCCAGGACGGTCGGCCAACCTCGAGGCAGATGTGGTTGTGCCGGCAGCGCAGGCTGCGCTCAGTGGTGTACTGGGCGGGAGTCTCGCTGCCTGGGTACTACACGAGGTGGCTGGCTGGGACACTGTCCGAGTCTGGATAGTGGCCACTGCGCTGGTTACGGCAGTGACCTGGGGACTGTTGCTGCGGGAGCACCGTCGTCTCCTCTGGGAGTTGGAGCGTAGGTGGGACGTCGATCTGGACGGAGACGGTCACAAGGGAGAACCAGAACCCCGGGAGCGACTGGTCTTTATGAACAGGGAGAGGAGCAAGGAGGCTGCAGGTCGGCAGCGCAGAGAGAACGAATGGCGTAGTTTCCTACGCTTCGTGAAAGAGATCCCCATTAGGGGGACAGCGATGGGCTCGTGGGAAAAGGTCATCGGGCGAGATAGGTACCAGGAATACCGGGATGCCCTCATCGACTACGGGTTCGCGGACTGGCGGCACTATGCCCATGAACGACCGGTGCGTTCTCAGGGGTGGGACTTGGTGACCACGGTCGACGAGATACTGGAAAGTCTCGGGCAGGAGGAGTAGTACGGGGGTGCGGGTGCGTACGGAACGCAGGTATGCCCCCGCACGTAGACAGACTGCCGGGGGGGGTGGGGGACTCGTAGGGTAGGCAGAGAGAAAGGAGGATGTGGGCCGACGAACAGACGGTTCCAGGCCAAATGCATATCGTGAGTATGTCGAGACTGAGGCACAGTGTGAGCTACGCCGGTCGGGCTGGCCACCCGACCGGTTGTTCATAATACGGGAGGATCTATGCACGAACTAGACATAGAACGAGGAGAAGAAAGATTACCACCGACAGCGAGGGTCTACCTGTCGGTGTGGAGTATGGGGGTAGCGCCAGGGACTGGCCGAAGGTTGACCGTGACGACGGCGGCGAGACTGGCGGGCGTAACCAAAGCGGCAGTGCAGCGCTGGAGGGAGAGGCACCCCGGCTTCCGAGAGATGGAAAAGCAGGCGAGAGACTATGATAGCGGATACACAGCGCAACTGGCCAGGAGGATCGTCGAGAGTCTGGTATTGCCGGCCGGTGGTGTGCTGGCGAAGGCAATAGAGGATAATGATGTCCGACTTGCCTGGGAGATAATCAAAGCCGCCGGGGGGATAGAGGCTGTCATTGCTGTGACTGGGCAAAGCCGGCTGGCTGCGATTCTAGAGGATCTGAAAGAAGATGGCGAGATGGCCGACGGAGAAGCAGAAAGCGAAACTGTTTGACGCGTTCGGCTACCGGCCGTCGGACCTGCAGTGGCCGGCGCACCGCATGGTCGAGCCGCGTCTTGGGATGCCACAGGTAGGACTTGTGCTGGGGGGTGAACGTGCGGGCAAAACAACCGTCATCGGATCTGAGGCAGCTGCATTGTCGATCTGGTCGAAGCTCATATTCATTGCCGGTGTAGAGTACGAAAATACCGAACCAGAGTTCACCGTCCTCATCAGTGCGTTGGATAGGGTCGGCGGGGTACAGAGGGTATCTACACCTCGGCATGGGCAGTGGCAGGCGTGGTTGACATCGGGTGCTGAGGTACGGACGATCAGCTTCTTGAGACGGGGTGTTGATGCGCTCATCGCCACGGGTCGAGCACCGGACGTTATACTGCTGGCAGAGGCAGGGCTGTGTACGTTCGGCCATTTCCAGGCAGCGTTTACTCGGGTAGCGGAAACGCGAGGCGTGGTACTGGGCGCCGGGACACTCAAGGCAAGTTTGCCCTGGTACGCTGACATGTACCGTCGCTTCAAGGGAGACAACCCGTACAACGGGAAGTCGGTGAGTCTGCCCTCTTGGGGCAATCCGCTGGTCTATCCTGGTGGCCGGGAAGATCCAGTCATTCTCCAGATCGAAGAGACGTTCAAGGACCAGGAATGGATGTTTCAGGAGAGGTTCGCGGCCGAGCCTGTACCGTCTGGCCTGTTGGTCTTCGGCCGGGAGTTCAGCTACGAGGACCACGTCGTCGAAGTGGAATATGACGAGGAGTTGGACGTAGAGATCGCTATCGACCCGGGGTACGCCGGCGCGTATGCGGTGCTCGTTATGCAGGCGGCTAGTGCGTCGGATGTGCGGGTCATAGACGAGTACTATCAGCAGTACTCGACATGGGACAAGGCTGTGGCCTGGGTGAAGGCATTGCCCTATTGGGAACGGATCAAGGGGGGGGTGGGCGACGTAGCTATCCACCAGCACCACGCAGACCGCAGCCAGTACGAGAACTGGGCACGGCACCGGATTATGCTCCGAGCGCAGCCCGTGGGCATTACTGATGGCATCGGTAGGATGAGGGATTTTCTCCGGTCCCCCTTCAATGGCCTGCCGCGGATTCGCATCCACCCCCGGTGTACAGGCCTTATCTGGGAGTTCGGCCATGAGAGCTACCCTAGCGACAGCGATGGCCAACCGATACGCGAGAACCCGATTGACCGGTACAACCATGCCAGAAAGGCAGTATCCTACTGGTTGGTCGACCACTACGGTCTGAGCGACTGGAGCAGGCGCAAGCCTCGCCCGGGGGTAGACAGGTTTGGGTAGGCACGGGCTATGACAAACAAAAAAGACCCCCCTGCCTCGGGTGAGGCAGGGGGGTCTTGTGCGTAGGGCTGGGCTAGGGGTAGAGGATCATCGAACCGTCGGTAACCTCGACGACCAGGCCGTCGAATGTGCAGCCATCGCTCGGTGGAAACGGCTCGAAGTGGGGGTCTACGATGGGCAGATAGCCGGCAGCTTTTGCGAATAACCGCTTTGCCTCATCCTCAGTAGCTGCGGCGATCACGAATGTACCGAAGGTACCCAAGTTGTCCTCGACGAGAAAGATCTCCATATGCACGGTCGTTCTCTCCTTTCCTAGTTGTGCTTGTGCCCGCAGTCGGGGCATTGCCAGTAATAGTCAAGGGGCTCTGTGCTGCCACATTGGGTGCAGTGGGGTTCGGGTTGCTCGACCTTGAAGGCACCCAGTTCCCGCAACCTCTCCCAATTGACGATCACAGCCTTGAGTTCGCGCACCTTGTCAGGGGGAAGGTAGGCGCCGAGCCCGCGGCCGTCGTCTCCCTCGACGACCAGCCAAAGCTCTCGCCCGTTGGTCTTTAGCACTATGTCGGGTCCGCTGGTAAGTGTGACCCTGCTCTCATAGTTCTCGGGATGGATCATCGTCCTCTCCTTTCAGTCTGTGAACTGGGCCAGAAACTCGAGTTCCGCATCGGTCCAGTCCGTATCGGTCAATGCGAACCGTGGGTGGCCACAGAGGGCCATTGCCTCGTTGAGGAGCAGGTTGGAGCGCACCGATTGGTCGTACATAACCTCATAAGCGGTGGCGGCAGCGTAGAGGCTGTTGTTGTACAAGCGGTTGTACTTGTCCATTGCCGCCTGGGTCATCATGGCCTCGATGGCACCCACCTGCTGGGCGAATTTCCTATGGGCCGGCTCCCTACGCCGGCTGGGGTCGTCGATGGGGTGTAACGGGAGTTGGATCAGCCCGATGTGCTGCCAGCGTTTGGGCCAGGAGTGGAGAGTGAGCCAGCCACCGACTGCGACTGCCTCGCAGACGTACCAGGCCTGCCAGTAGATTGTTGCACTGACAGCGTTCTCGACCTCGAAGATGCGGGTGGCGGAAAGTTCGTCGACCGGGGCACCGATCCGGCCGGCGACGTAGGGCAGAAAGGCCTCGGCGATTTCGTTCAGCGTGACTCGGGGTGTTCGTTCTTTAAACATCGTGTGTTCTCCTTTCATGGGTTTGTGTCCTTCGACGGGCATAGCAGTGGCGCTAGGCGAGAAGTCGCGCCCGTAGCGCTTGTAAAGGGCCTCGGCCCAGTGCCAGAGGTTCTGCTCACCGACCTCCTGGTGGCAGAGGGGGCAGTGGGTGGGCAGATCGTAGACGATGTGCCCGCAACTAAGGCTAGTCAGCAGGCGGGATCTGGCATGCGCCGGCCAGGACAGATTGTAGTGGGGTATCAGGTGAGAGTTCAGTATGTAGAGCTTAGTCATCGTTAGGGCTCCTTTCTTACAGGGTCAGTGCTAGAAGCACCAACCGTCCAATGTCCTCATATTCCTCGCTGCCGTAGCAGAAGAGTGCCATTACTACGGTGAACGCGACCAACGCCAGCACGAGCCGCAGTGCCTTGATCCTATAGTTCATGAGTCTATCCTTTCCAAGTACACGATCTCCTCCCACTCATCCCGGTGATCGCCGATGTACAGACTGAGGAGTTCCACCAGGGTGAAGTCTGCGCCCGCATCGACCCAGTGGATGACGGGCATATCGGGCATCTGCCACATGTCAAGGAGTTGGGCGATGTAGTGCTCGATGCTCTCTGGTGTACCGTCGCCGACCAGAGCGTATCCCAACATGACCTCGCCGGCGGAGTGATTGCCAACGTATTGGTCCCATAGCATCCCGGTCACCTGAGCCCGGGTGCCTTGCAATCGGATCGGGTTGTTCATGGTCTGCTCCTTTAGTACGGTCGCTGCGATGCCTGTTGGGACAGGTACTCGCGGAGTGTAATGCCAAGGTAGTACAGCTTGGCGAGTTGGCTAGGATCTCGGGGGTCGACCTCGATGGTGAATGAGGGGGTCTGGCGCACGGTCTTAAGTAGGGCGATGCCCCCTGGCATGTTGGCAGCGTGGAGGTAGTACGTGACCCCGAGCTTGCGAATGATGGCCTGCGGTGGCAGTTCTCTCCATTCTTCGGGGGTCATGGTCGGTGCTCCCGCAGGTCTAGTGTTTCCTCTCGCTCAAGAATATCCTCGAGCCTGAGGGCAACCATGTAGTCCCAGCCCTTGTAGCCGCCATGGGCATACACCGGCTGTCGGTAGAGGTGCAATCCCTTGGGCGCTGCGTCGACGATGTACTCGTACAGGTCGCGCTTATGACCTGCACGCTGTGCCTCTCTCTGGGCCATGCTCCACCCGCAAGATGTGCAGAAGCATCGGGTGGCGTTGGGGCGGCTCAGAAGTTGGGGTATGCGGACCATCATAGTAGCCAACTGGCGGCAATTGGGGGTAGCGCACTTGAATGTCCTGTAGAGTTGGGGCACTTCAGGGTAGAGGAAGTAGGGCAGCGCACTCTCCTGGCGGCGATAGCGTTGCTGCTTGAGGTCGGCGAGTTCCTCGCGGACGGTGGCGAGAGTGTGCTCTCTAGAGTGCAACTGCTGGGTGAGGGCACCAATCTGGCCAGAGAGGTCGGCGCACTCCAGTTCGAGCCTCTCGGCGACGATGGTTGCCTCGGCGATCTCAGCCTTCAGTTGCGGAAGCGAGTAGAGAGGCTCGGCGTAGAGGAAGAGATCCCCGCTGACCCCGCTGACTCCTCGGCGGAGTGCCTCGAAGTCGGGGTCTTCGACGACTACACTGTACTCTGAGAGGTCTTCTCTCTGGAAGGTTACTGAGTATCTCACGGTCTGTCTCCTTTCGGTGGTGTGGGCTAGAATGGATCAACGGGGTGCGGCTCGGCTGGTAGAGAGGGACGGCAGTGAGGGCAGTAACCGTCCTCATAACCGTCGACGTCCCAGTCGATCTCGTGTGGAACAAACATGGACCCGGGCTGATAGAATGTCCGAGCGTTGCAGCGGGGGCAGGCCAGGGTGGTAGCGGGTAGACGGGTGGGGCGCAGTAGCTTCCCAGAGATACGCCACGCATCCAGCAAAGAGCGGCGACCTGGCTTGCCCAGTTGCCGCTCGACCTCGGCCACAGCCTCGCTGCGGTCGTCGTTGGGGGTGTGGACGGTGGTAATGCGAACGTCCCGCCCCTTTCCGCTTCGGTAGAATACTGTCCAGCTTTGCATCTTGCTCTCCTTTCTTGGTTGGTCTTCTCTCTCGGTCTTGCGTGTTGCGCCCTGAGCATAACAATCGGGCGTACAAAACCCGTGTAAAAAGTGTATCAAACCCGTTCCAAAAGCGGGGTGGGTGTATCAAGTTTGATACGCGGAGACCCTGGTCAGACATATGTCGGCCGCGTTCATACGTTTCGTATAGTCACCCCCCTTGGGGAGACACGGGGGGACTTCTCAGAGGAATTGACCGAATGTGAGCGGAAGTGAGCGTCTGTGCCAGAGCGTGCATCGCTTCACACTAGCCACGATGCGCTCGTGCGGGACGGGTTGACAGGCCGGCAAAGTGCGGTATAATGGGGTTGAGGTGAGGGTCGTCCTCTTGGGTGCAGGGGAAGGGACAGCGATGGACGACCTTGGGCTTACTGATACCGGTTCAGGATCTCGGGAAGAGCAATTGTTTACACTCGCTGACACCCTCGTCAGTGAGCACAGTGCGCGGGATGCGCTCCTCGACGCATTACTCCCCTACTATTTCCTCGACGCAGAGCAAGACCCAGAAGATGATGACGAGCGGGACGAACACCTCAAGCGGGTACGTATGCCGCATGGCACCGATGTTGTCGATCTCGTACAGGCGATGCTGAGTGACACAGAGCTTCAGATCGTCGTGCCGGCAAGGTCGGACAAGAAACGAGATCTGAGTCTCGCCGACGTGACTGAGGCATGGCTGCAGGCACTTGTGTCGCAGAATGATAGGCACAGCGACCAGGGACTACTCGATGCAGCTGCGTGGCTAGTAGCAATGAGGGGTGCGTTCTGTGCCAGGGTCGTGTTTCTGCGCGCCAATCTAGAGTTGGTGGATGGTGTGTACGTGCAGGGTGACACCCCGCCGATTGTGCTACAGGTGCGAGATCCCCGCTATGTCTATCCACGGTTTGGTCAGGATGGGCTCCTGTATGTCGTCGAGCGCTGCATCAGAACGGTCGCCGATATCAGATATACGTGGGGGTCAGAACTGCTACCCGGGAAGAAGCCCGACGAGGAGGTCGAGTGGACGGAACTGTGGACACGGGACGAGTACTGCTATTGGGCCGATGGCATGCTAGTCCCGCGAACTGAGAACGTCCCCGGGGTACGCAACGGACAGGTCGAGGGACCATGGGCCCATGGTTACGGGTGTCTGCCGTACGTGTTTCAGTTCGCCCAGCAGACCGGCCTGTTGGCACCGGAACGGCGGATCCGTCCTATGCTCGAGTCTGTCCGCCCTGTTATCGACAGCCTCAATATGATGGACACCGTAGAACTGACGACCCTGTCCGAGTACGGTGGGGACGCATTGGTCGTCCAGACGTTGGACGACGAGTTCAAGGTAGACCTCAGCCCACTTGCCGAAAACTACATTCGCCCGGGGGAGAGTATCGGCTGGCTGCGGTCTGGACGTCAGCCCTACGAGGCAGCGCAAGCCCGAGGGAAATTTGAGGCAGCATTCCAGCGGGGCACATTCCCGTACACTATGTACGGTGCGGATCCTGGGCGGATGATGAGCGGGTTCTCTCTGAGCCTACTGAACCAGGGGGGGCAGTTGCGTTTGCGCCGGCTCATCCGTGCTATCGAGGAAGGCATGGCCGATCTACTTTCGAAGGCGTTGCAAGTAGCGGATAGGATGGTTGCGCCTTTGCTCGACGAGGGCAAGATCGCGGCTTATCTACGGACTGACGTGGCGCGGGACGACGGGGGCAAGAGGACAATTCGCGAAGAGATTGTACTCAAGCCAGAGGATCTGGAGGGCTACTATGTCGTGGATGTGGCGTTAGGGGATCCGCTACCCACCGACCGTCAGGGCAATCTTGTGATGGCGCTGCGTACGCAGCAGGTGGGTACGAATGGCCGGCCACTGCTCTCCTGGCAGACTGCGGTAGAAATGTTCAATCTGGTTGATTCTCCAGCTGAGGAGCGCTGGCGCATCGAGTCGGAGTTGGTAGCCGAGGATCCGAAGGTCAAGGCCTTACGGATGGCCATTTTCACGGCAAAGGTCATCGCTGAGTTGCGGGAAGAGGCTGAGGAACTGGGCATCAACATAGAGGCTGTGATGGCAGAGGCAGCGGCGGCAGAGCGCCCGCCACCAGCGCAGCCAGGATCACCGGCCGGCCTGCCATCACAGATGTTGCCATCACAGATGCAGGGGGGTGGAATTGGGCCCATGGGTCCAGGGGGACCGATGGGACCGTTCGAGGGGGTGGGTGCTGAAGGGTTCCCACCCTTTCAGGAAGGGGGGTTCTAATGAGTTGGATGACGCAGTTAGAGTTGGGGATGCTAACGGCATTCACTGCCTATCAGGAGGAAGGCATTGTCGAGTCGTACGTAGGCCAGGATGTAAGCCGGCGGACGGGGGTTGTCGAGTTGGGTGGACATGCGGCTCGGCGGGGTATGCCCGAGGTCGTATTCTATGATGAGGCTAACAACCCTATCACTCGGCAGCAGTTTGAGACGTGGTTCGGGGGGGCACTGGATATCCGCACCTGCGACCCGCTACCGGGGTTGAAGACCCTGCGGCTGGCAGCTGTCTGCGCTAGGGACTGGGGTGCGGTCCAGTTGGTCACGCTACTGGATGACACCGGCGCTCCTTTGATAAACGCGGCTGTCGGCAGGTGGTGGCCAGACGCGCCACAGTTGGATCCGTTTCCACCGGACTGCATGGCCACTCGCTGGAAAGACAGAGCGGTTGTAGGGTGGACCGATCTGAACGGGAACGTCGGGTTCGGTATGGGGAAAGGGGATTGCCCACCCGGGTCTTCGGCGTGTTGGCCAATCCATTGCAAAGCGCCGGCGGACTTCTGCGGCGGGCTGGGTTGGTCACCCGGGCGGGAGCACAAGACTGCAGCGCTCGTGTTCGTGCTCGTCGATGACGAGGAGCCGCCACCCCCACCGGATGACAACTGGCGGCTACTCTTTGAGAGACTAGACGAGATCATTGCCAGGATGCCTGGATGATGCAGCGCTAGGGGGACGAAGATGCCGAAGGAGATGGACGCAGTGATTGCGGGGTTGCGTCGGGATGCCCAGCGGCAACTAGCCGGTATGCCCGCCAGGAGTCGCCGGCGCCGGCCGCGTCTATCCCAGGCGGACCAGTTCCGTCGGTTCTTGGCTGGGACAGAAAAGCGCCGGCTTGAGTCGGGAGAGGTCACCGTTCAGCAGTACAGAGCGTATCAGGAGTCTATGCTCAAAGAGTTGGAGCGTCAGGGTGCGCTCGAGACAGGAGGACAGGATGCCACCGAGAAACAGAGGTAGGCCACCGCAAAGGCTATTCGCACCACCGGGGGAAGGCTTCTGGGAGCCGATCCAGCCGGGGACATTGCCAGTGATGCCACGACCCTATGTACCGATGGCAAGCAGGCAGAGGCAGGGACCGGTGTTTGGGTCGCAGGGATATCTTCCCTACCAACGGGGACCGGTGCCGGGGTATATGTCACCGGAAGCCAGTTACTTTGCTCCCCCAGCACCCAGTTACATGCTGCCGTCAGGTGCCCAGACGCCGGTGATGGGTGCAGCGCAGAATGCGGTTCTTGGCATGGGGGCATCCATGCCGGGGACGCAGGTATTCTCCCCCTTTATGCCGGCAGCGGCGGGGTTCCCAGAGGGTGTATCGCCAACTGCTATGGCTGCAGGGGGTGCCGGCTACCCTGGACCGAGGCTGCAGCCATCCGATGCAGTAGCATGGCCAGCGCAGGACGTCTACGGGGTCGGTACCTGGCCTTACACAGCGCAGAACCCCCAGCCGGCGACGCTACCCACGGGGGCAGGGGGAGCGCCAGGTGGGCCAGGTGCTGGGCGGGGATCTGCAACGCCACCGGCACCAGCGAACCCAGCCCCGCCCGGGATCAATCAGGGGTGGTGGGATGCGTTCACTCGGGAACATGGCGGGGAGAACCCCCAGGAGTTCTATGAGCGCAGCGGCGAAGGGTTGCAGGATGCGCTGTGGGATAGGGACTGGTCAGAGCAGTTCGCGAGGGATACTGGAAGACCTCCGAACGACGATGAGTGGAGAGCACATTGGTTCATGACCAGGACCGGGGCAACGCAAGAGCAGAGGGACGAGTGGAAACGAGCGAAAGAGATCCGCAGAGCGCTACGTCGCTATGGGGACCGGGAACCGAGTGAGCCATTCCAGCAGCGTCCCCCGGTGTATGTCCCCCCGTACGTCATCTGGGGATAGGCCATGACCAACTGGTGGACAAGGGAGAGCGCAGAGCGTAACGAGGAGGCGGAGCAGTGGTCTAGCTCGGCCAATACGTGGTACCAGTATCTGCAGCAGCAGCAGCAGCAAATGCAGCCGCAGTCTGGGTCGCCATTCGCTCCCCCGGCCACCGACGTGGAACTGCCCAGTCGCTACGCACCCCCGCAGATGCCCGAGTATGGGCCAGAGTATAGGCAGGGGCAGGCGGACAATTGGTGGGACTGGCTATGGGGTGGCGTACGCGGGCGAGTAGAAGAGGCATGGCATCGTCCTCTTGAGGAGCCGGCAGTAGAAGAGGAGCCCGAGACGTTCACCGAGGCGTGGCAGCGTGTATCCGAGGATGTCCAGGCAGAGGAAGGGCTCGGGCGGATCGGCGCTGCGCTGGGGGGTGCCGCCGGCCTACTGGCGCAGGGCGCAGGTCGACTCGTCGAGGGGGTGGTAGAACCGGTGGTGCGTGGTACCGGGGTCTTGGGGCAGTCCCTGTCGGCCGGTTTCCAGGCTATACAGGAGCCGGCCAATGTGCTGGAGCAACTGACCGGGGCTGCAGCCATTGCCCTGCGGGGAGAAGCTGACACGGAAACGGTGCAGGAATGGGCACCACTGACCGAGAGGACGTGGTCATTGGCGTGGCAGCAGGCGCAGGAGCGGTTGGGGATCAGGGATCCAGAAGAGCTTCAGCCTGGGCAGATGACTACCGAGGCCTGGGGACGGGACGTGCTAGGCAGAGCGCTCGACGACGTGAAGAGTGGAAGACGGACTGCTAGCCAGATAGTACAGGAGGAGCAACTACCGATAGCCGAGTTCCTGGGTGCGTTCGCCGCGGATCCGCTGAATGTGATTGACGCGATCAACCCGTCGAACGTGCGGCGTATAAATGCGGCAATCGAGTCAAGTGAAGTCGCGTACGCCACCCGAGCGGCGGAACTGGCCCAGCAAGCATCGGACCTGGGAGAGGGCAGTCGGGTGCGCCGAGTCGTTGACCGAGTGTTCGGTGGACCGGAGGGTGCCCAGCGTCTAAACCCGCTAGCCGCGACAGCGACAGCGAAGGTCGACCAGGATCTCGCCGGCGTCTACCTGTTTGTAACGGGGCTGACGCACGATGTCGGCAACGGGGGTGAGGCAGTGCGGCGATTGCGGGATTGGATAGCGGATCCCGCAGCTGCAGCGGATGTGTATGGTGCGGCACTAGCCAGCGAACGAGGCCTGCAGGCGGCAGAAGTACTAAAGGGGCTGGACCTGAACACACTGGCCACCGGGATCCCGGGCAGACGGTTCAATGCCCGGGCATTTGCCAGCGAGGTAGGGTTGTACGCCCGGGAGGTGCTCGAGGAAACGCATGGCCTGGTAGATCCGCAGGGGTACGCCAAGTTTGCCCGGGCATTCAAGGGTTTCTCCAGTGAGTTCTACCTGACGCTAAAGCCCGGGTACTGGTTTAGGAATGCGGTCGACAATGCCGGCACCCTGGCGTATGACGGGATCCTGGCGTTGGATACGCCGGCGCACATCGACGAGTACCTGGATGCCATCGGTGCGATCTCACTGCGCGCATCGGAACTGGGTGCCATACGGGAGAGCAAGCTACCATCGGTTCTAGGACGAGCCAGTAACATGGCCAGGACGTTCCTGGCAAAGGCGCACATCGGGGAGGATGCGTTTTTTCGACGGGGATACGTGGGAGCCCATCGGCGGACTTGGGGAAAGTTGTGGCAGAGTGGGGCTAACGTCCCGAATGTCCCAGACAGCCTGACTCATCTCGAAAGAGAGCTACTGTCAGCGGCACGTTCATCCCGCTCCAGCAAAGCGTTGGCCGATGAGATAGAAACGATGCTGCGGGCGACGACCCCCGGCGAGGGATTGCGCGACATTGTGGGGTACCTGGACGACGATGCCCTGCAGGCACTGAGCCCAGCCATGCTCGACGATCTACGCATGCAGATCACATCGGCGACATCGATGGATGAGGTCGAGGGGATCCTGGCCAGAGCGCAGGAAAGCATCCTGGCTCATGGCGATGAAGCGCTTGTGGGGACGGTGATAGATCCAGCCGAGGTTCGGTCGGTCTGGACCGATACAGAGATAGAGGAGATGAGAGCTTCTCTGGCCACCAGCCTCATGGAAGATGCCAGACGATTTGGCCTGGACGAGGACCAGGCTGTCGCGTCTATCGCTGCATCATTCCGCCGATGGGAGGAGTTGGATCTGCAGCTGCAGCAGGCAGTCTCGTCGAACATGCGGCAGGCGGCAGAGTTGACGTCGAATGACGCGTTGCAGGTAGTATACCGTGCGAACCGACGGTCACAGCGCATCCTAGAAGAGACGCGACGAGTCGTAGATGCTGCCCGGGAGGAGGCCTGGGCGAAAGCGTCTGCGGTGAAGGGGGTCAGTGCGGTACGTAGGGCAGAACTGGACGTCATCTGGGGAGACTATTTTGCCCTTGCCAGCCGGCAGTGGGATGCCGCATATGCGGCACGTATGGCAGAGATGGAGAATGCTTGGGCAGATCTGCAGCGGGTCGCTGCCGGCGAGTCTTTCCGTAGCATCAGCGGGCTGGATGCCCGGGCTATGATGGAGGAGCGAGTGGACTATGCCGCCCGTCGGGCCAGGGACGCACGAGTGGCGCTCGATGAGGCAGCGGACTTTGACCAGAGGTTGGATATTCTTCGCGCCCGGGTGGATATCGCTCGGGAACGTGCCTGGGGTGCAGCGAACGGGTTGCCAGACCAGCGCACCCTAGATCTACTCGATTCCGCCGACCGGATGGAGCAGATCATCGCTCGAAAGTGGAGAGCAGAGCGGGAATATCTGCGCCAGTCGATGCTCAAGAGGAGAGAGGCAGCACTTGCTGCGCTTGAGCAGGCCCGGGAGATCAGCAAGACGCTGCAGCATGACACCAACGTAGAGCTATTCAACGTTGAACTGTGGTTCCGTGCAGCACAGGATGCCCTAGCCAAGGAGAGGTTCCGCGAACTGGCGCAGGTGTGGGACATGACAGCTATGCGTATCCGTGGCACTCCAGCACAGAGTCGCCTTGAACGGTTGCTAGCGTTGGACCTGCAGCATACCCATGGGCTAGCCCCAGACGAGGCCATGAGACTGGCGTCTGAGCGTGTGGGGGTCGGCGCATTCCCTGAAGGTGAACTGGCCGAGAGGTCGCTAGCCAGGGTACGGGCAGAGGCACAGGAGATCGCCGGCACGGTCGAGGCTGAGTCGAGGGTATACACTCGTGCCCAGTTCCGCCAGGATCTACGGACGGAGTTCCGGTTGGCGGAGAGCGAGGCAGTAGGGGTCGAGGCTGTGATGGAAGCCCGGGCGCAGTCATGGGCGGCTCGGACGGGTCGGGATGCTTCTGAGTATTACGGGGAGCGCATTGCCCGTATAACCAGCGGCACGGAAAGGCCCGAGTGGATCGCTCCAGACTTTGTGGCGCGGTCGAAAGTGGAGTTTCTCGAGGACGGTCGAGCGGTGATCCGTGCGCTGGATCAGCCCAACGTTTCAAGCGTGGTTCATGAACTGGGGCATGTGTTCCGCCGCGACCTTGACGCTGCCGACCTGGCTGTCGCCGAGGACTGGGCAGGGGTACGCAATGGGATATGGACCGTCGAGGCAGAGGAGCGATGGGCGAGAGGGTTTGAGCGCTTCCTGGCCGAAGGAAGCGCACCGCACCCATCGCTATATAACGTCTTTACCCAGTTCAAGGATTGGTTGACCAGGATCTACCGCAATGTAGTCGGCAGTCGGATCGACATCGACCTGAGCGATGACGTGCGGGACGTGATGAACCGGTTGCTGCGGGAGAGCGAGGTTCCCGAGTGGCAACGAGCGTACGTACGTTCCGCCACCCCCATAGGGGAAATGCCTATTCGCCGGCCGAGTGACCCCACTGAACTGTGGCAGCTGGACGAGGAGCAGTGGTGGATAAACCAGAATGTCGATACGTTCGGTAAGGTCAATGGCCGGCTCACCCGGGAGTTAAACAGGCTCGAGTTGTGGTTCAATGTGGGTGCGGTGAAGAGTCGGCCATTGCCCCAGGCAGGGACCGTGCGCCGGGGGATCCGAGCCCACGATCTCGGCGAGTTCATAGTCGATGCGATAAAGCAGGGGGTGACGCGGCCTTTGCTGGACCCGTCGGTGGACATCATGGATCTGGCCAGGGAGAGGGGGTTACTGGACGATCTCTCCACTAAGGCTGCACAGGCCCGCCTCAAAGACTTTACGTCGGATATCGAGTCGCTACGGGCTGCGCGGCAGGCCATGGCCGATCCAACGAACCCCATATGGGGCAAGGATCTTCTCATCACGAATAACTCCAAGGCTGGAATGTCGTTGGATTTTGGTCTGGCCACCTGCCACCCCACGGTACCATGCCAAGAGTGCTATGCGGCGGACTTCATGTACAAGGGCGTCATCGGCAAGGTAATGAGGAACACCATTCTACTGTTTGAAGACCCTGTCGGGTTCGGCCGGCGGGCAGCACACGAGATCAATATGCACTCGAAGACCGAGTTGCCGTTCATGCGGATGCTAGGTTCCGGTGACCTGACCTCCGACGAAATGATAGAGGCATTCAACATCATCGCCCAGAACATCGACCGGCCGATCCACATTTTCAGCCGCCACCATCACAACTTGGCGAAGCTAAAAGGGACAGAGGTAGCACCGTGGATAAAGATGGGCAGCATAGACGCGGACCTGTACCGGCAGTACGGTCGGCGATATTTGCTGGAGAACCTCGAGAAGCGGGGTATCAACAATGCTTTTCTGTATACCGACGAGTCTGAGTTGGCCATTCTGGAGGAACTGTATCGGGACGATGCGCTCGGGCTAGTCTTCCCGACGAAGAAGAGTTTATGGGACAACCTCCCCGAGGAGTTGAAGGTGAGTTCGTGCCCGTGCGACGCTGCAGAACGCAATGCCGTGTCGTCGTGTTTGCAGTGTGCTCTGAGCCAGATGGGTTGCTACATGGTCTACGCCGACAAGTTCGTGGATAGCAACGGCAATGTCATCAAGGCGACTGCCCTAGAGACTAAGGCGCGCCCACTCCTAAGTTTTTTGCTCGAGGAGAGACAGGCGTATACTACGCTCAGGCGGGAAGGAAAGCTACCCGAAGTGGCACCCAGTCCCACCGCAGCGGCATTGCAAGAGGGGTTTCACAAGTTGTTGGGGAAGAGCATCACGGACATCAACAAAAGCAAGAATAGCTACATCAAAGGCAAACAGGACTACATCCTACTGAAAGACGTTCGGTGGCCGGGGGATAAGATCCACCTGATAGACCGACAGAGAAGGCTGCAGGCCTTGCAGGCGAAGGATCCCACGGTCACGATGGCCGATCTGGTATCGACGTCGACGGAGAGGTACCTAGAACCTGCCGACGTGCTGAGTGAAGCGAATGGGTTCATCGGCAACTTCAAGGCGTTGCAGCAGCGGGCGAAGCTGGAAGGCAGGATGTATTTTCCAGGTGGGGAGATCCAGCCCGATGTAGGGTACGCCCGTTATGGTGAGCGACTGTCCGGTAGGGAATTGGCCGAGTTGGGAGAGCAGCAGAAGACGGAATGGTTGCTGACCGGGGAAGAGGCACCTGCAGCCCAATATCCCGTCCCGAGGAACGTGAAGTACGGGGTGCCCGAGGGATTGTACCAGTTGCAGGAGGGTACGCCTGGACTGCCTGCTGCGGGTGATGTCGGCGCCCAGGCGGGAGCCGGCGGGGTACGCAATCCGAGGACGGAGGAATTGCTAGCCATAGTCGAGCCACAGGCACAACGAGCGCTCGACCAGATCCGTGATGGGTTGCGACGGGACTGGGATACGTGGAGCGCACGGCAGGTAGACGAGGAGACGATTAGGCAAGCGAGGGGGTGGGTCGAGGAGCAAGTCGCGCCGGCGATGCGGGATGCAGAGATTGCGTCGGCCGCGGCAGCAGAGACGGTCACCAACTTTGCGCTACACAACTACAAAGCGACCACGAAGCTGGACGATGCGCTGTCGCTCGTCTACCCGTATCACTTCTGGTACTCAAGAGCGGGAAAGAATTGGGCGAAACGGCTAGCCAGTAACCCGAGCCGGCTGGCGAACTATCTCCGCTATCGCACGATGATGCAGCGGATTAACGAGGAGCGAGGTCTACGGAAGAGGTTCGAGGGCAAGTGGAAGCTGCCTATCCCGAATGGCCTGCGCGAAGCGCTCGGATTGGAGTGGATGTCGCCGGCTGCGTACTTCGATCCCGTCCAATGGATGTTTCCGTATGCCACGTTTGACCGTGCGGATTTTGCCAGCGAGGAGGAGACTAACTCGTGGCTGGAAAGGGCGTACCGTACGATGCAGATGTACGCACCGCAACCCTACGCCTTTCTACAGGTACCTATGCAGCTAGCAGAGGTCGGTGGCCTCGAGGAGCGAGAGAGTTTCATGGATATCTGGCCACAGACGGCACCGATCCGCGCAGTGACAGCGGCAATCGGCCTCGGGGGACCGGAGGGCATAGATATTGAGAAGCCGATCCGCAAGGCGTTGGGACTACCCGGGCAAGAGCAGTGGCAACCATATCGAGTGCGGCGGATGCTAGCGTCGATGGCAGCTGACGAACCGTCGACGACCATGGTAGCACTCCGAGCCCAAGAGCTACAGGATAGGGTCGAGGAGCAGTTGCTACCGCTCGAGGTAGCAGTGGGGGACAGAGAACCGGCCGGTGATGAACTGTACAACATTGCTCAGGAGTTCAACTGGACGACGGCCGAGCTAGCGGCAGCGATGGATATGCTTCGAGAGGCTACCGTACGAAGTGCAGCGGAGTTGGGGATCCGCAAGGCAACGGCGTACCTCACCGGGACCGGTATGACTGTCATGGCTGAAGGCGAGGAACGGCAGATGGAGTTGCAGCGGGAGGGTCTATCGAAGCTCTGGTCGCCCGAGAACCAGCAGGGCTCCTACGAGGCCTACCGACAGTGGAAGGATTCGCATCCAGAGGTACTCCCCAGGCAGAAGCAGTACAGAGCGCTACCAGACATCGCGGCCGGTATCGTCGAGATAGAGGAGCGCCAGGGGCTGGGCCCGGGCTCCCATGCCAACTACCTACGGCAACGGGAGGCCAAAGACCGGATCCATGCCAAGTATGACCGCATGGCGGATGAGCACCTTGCTTCGAACCCGGGCGACTGGGATGGGTATAGGGACATTGAGGATGAGCGACGGCGGGAGATCGCGGTCGTCGAGGAACAGTGGCCATTGCCCGATGCCCAGGAGACGGAGAAGATGGCTGGGGACGAGATGCCGCAGGGATGGCAAGGGCAGTCGCCGGCCGAGTTTGCCGATTACGTGGCAGAGCAGGTAGCGTGGCATGTGCGGGATTCGGAGCCCAAACCGGAAATGTACACAGCCGGCGATGAGATTGACTGGGATGGCTACTACGCAGCCCTGGAGGAATGGCAGGCTCAGATCCCCGAGACGCTACCGCAATTGGACGCAGTGCGCGGACTGGGTGGTCAGTATTCTGATATGACGCTCACCGAGATCCTGACTGCTATCCGCCAGCGATATGACTCCCCGCTTGAGGCAGTGGCCAGGATCTACCATGACATGTTGGGGGAGCAGTGGGACCGATACTGGCAGGCGCGGGAAGAGGGCCGGCAGGTCTACGACGAAACGGTGGGCGCGTTTCTCGCAACGCGCATGCCGGCCACTGCGCTCATCGGCGAGGTGTTGGAGCGCTATAAGGCGAAGGGCTGGACGGCAGAGCAGTTGCGTGGGGTGTACGCGAACGTGGTGTTTGGTGCCGCCGCTGCAGGCGCGGGCGATGCCGAGGGGATCCAGGATCTCGAGGGTGGCGCTGCACCGGGAAAATCGGGCACCACTGACGAAGAGATAGCCCAGCGGGTAGCCACCGAAGGCTGGCAGGCTGTGTATGGAACCCCCTGGTATGCCAGACGCAGGAGCGGGGGGGGTGGTGGTCGTGGTGGTCGTGGTGGAGGGGGTCGGCCATGGAGTCCGTATGTGCCACCCCGATGGGAGCAACCGGCGAAGGAGTATGGGGGACCACGTTGGAGGAGGATCTAGGCAATGCCGACACAATCATTTGCGGATGTAGTACGGTGGCTACAGACTCCAGCGGGCTTAGGCGCAGCTGTAGTCGGGCTAACTGCGGTGGCTCGGAAAATAGCCAAAGGCCGGCAGGAGTCGAGTGCGCTCGCCCGATGGGTAGCCAGTCACTTATACATTGTGAGCGTGGCGATTGCCATTGTTCTGGCGGCAGGTGCGTTCCTGGTGCAGACGTACGCACTCGATAGGTACGTCGAGGAGTGGTGGCCGGTCGTCATACTTATCCTAAGCGTCGTGACCTGGGGCGCAAGCCAAGGTATCTACACCACGGTGGGCGCAATAGGGAGGGTGGTGGAGGGTGGCAACAGCAAACCAAAGTAACGCAGGAGTAGTGCATGGCGGACAACGACAGGAATGGCCCAGTGACCTGGAAGGCACTCGAGGAAGGGTGCTCGTATGGGCGCTTGATGGTGTATAGGGTGGATCAGTTGGAGAACAGGCTCGAGAAACAGACGCAGGCGATAGAACGCTCGGATGCGAAGGTAGATCGGCTGACATGGGCAGCGGCAGCGCTGGCGCTGTCCTTTGGGGTGTCGGCCCTTTTCCTGGCGTTGAACCTGCTCTTATGACTGCAACAACCGTTGCTACAAACCCCTGCAAAGCGGGGTGGAGTAGATAGAACCATGGTAGCCGCGCAGCTGGACGGTGGCCAGGTGGTTGAAAAAAGTGTTGCATAAAACGACGAAGGAGGTACGTATGGGAAACGATGTGAGCGCAGAGTTGCCGCACCAGGCGGAGGGTGCCGTCGAGGGTCGGCCCGCCGAGCCGCAGCCTGCTCCCGGGAGTGGCCAGCAAGTCGCTGGAGCACCTGGGGAGGGGGAGCGGAAGGTAGGAGATCCAGCAGGGGCACAGCTGCCTGATGTAGCGAGGGCTGGGCTACCGGATGGGATGTCACTGTCAGAGTATGTGAAGGCTGAAGTCGACAAGGTGCGGAAGGAATATGAGGGCAAGGACGGGCACCTAAGCCAACTACGTGCCACGTACGAGAGAAAGCTCGCCGAGACAAAGGCACACCAGACAACAGAGGCACAGCGGGCGCTTCAGCAGGCGCAGGCGTTGGTCGAAAAGAACCCCCGACAGGCAGCACAGTTGATGGCTGAACAGCTATCAGCCTATGTCGCTAGGGATTCTCAGTCGGTCGCCGAGGAGCAAATGAGCCATTGGGCAGCGGGGGTGGCCGAGCAATTCGGGCTAACCATCAACGACCCAGAGGTCACAGAACTACTCGAAGAGGTAGGCCCGCTGACCGATCCACGGTCGTCGTACGAACTGCTGGGTCGCATGGCACAACTTCAGATCGACCGGCAGAAGAAGGACCGGGACGCTGCAGTGCAGTCACTGTCCGAGTTCACGAAAGCGCTTCCTTCGCTTGTACGTCAACAGGTACTAACTGTGCTAACAGAGGGTGGCATGGCTGATGTGGATCCCAGCCGGCCAGGTCGCCCAGCGACCGCGAACAAGAACCCAATCGCCGAGATACAGGATCCTAGCGTACTCCTGGCAATGGCCGCGAAGTCGGCAAAGGAGAAACGCGCCAAAAACCAATAACTATGGAGGATTACCATGCCTGTCACGATTAACGATATCGCCCAGGCTAGCGAGTCGCCACTGTACAAGGGGGTTCTGTTGCAGATCTTGCAGACCTCCGATATCATTGGCAAGCTGCCGTGGGTTAACAAAAAGGCCCTTCAGGTCACGGGTGTTCGCGTACAGAACCTCGTCACTCCCGGTTTCCGAGTGTGGAACGGTGGGTACAGTGAGGACACTTCGGATCTGGAGCAGTGGACCGACGGGTTGTTCCCGTTCGGGCTTGACCTCTATCTCGAAAAGCAGTTCGAGGATCTAGAGGATCTTATCGAGCCGGCCAGTGTGACGCAGCAACGGGCTGCGCTGCAGGCCACTTCCATGGAGTTCAACTACCATTTCATCGAGGGCACCCCCGCCGGTGGTGGGTTCTCGGGGCTGCGGCATCGTGTAATGGATGCCGGCACCCCGGCCGCGTGTCGCATCGACCTGGCTTCTTCGGGAGACGCACTGAAGGTACTGGCTAGTGCCGCGAACTCCCATACCCTGTTGGATGCCATCCATGAGGGGATCGACGTGCTGGGCGGCAAGTGCGACATGATCATCAGCAACCGTCGAACCCGTCTCGCTCTGGCCTCCATCCTTCGCCGGCAGAACCTCCTCGACACGACCCGGGACCAGTTTGACCGATGGATCGCTTCGTTTATGGGCGCCCAGCTAATCAACATCGGCACCCGGGCGGACCAAGCTACAGACATCATTGCGGAGACTGAAGACCCGGGTGACGGTGGCGACGATGCGACCTCGATGTATCTGGTACGCACCGGCACCCCGAACGGGGATGCCAATGTCATCGGTGGTGATGGTCTGCACGGGATCCAGAAGGAGAACCCTGTCATCTACGACCCGTTGAACGGCGGGGAAATGGAAGCTCGGCCGGCCTACATTCGAAGGCTCGATTGGCCACTGACCGTCTCTCAGGTGGGCGATCAGGTCTGTATCGTCAGAGTCTACGGGTTCCGCCCGTATACTGCCTAGCCACCGTGGTAGTAGCTACCATAGGTGACCCTTAAGGAGGACAACGATGGCTACTGGGTTTGGAATGGCGTTTGACAGTGTGATGATGCTGGCGGCAGCGGCGACGGTGACCGCGGACACGAGCGGCGGCATTACCACAATCAATGAAACACCGATGCGCGGTCTGACGGCGCGTTGGGTGGTCGCGACGCTGACGGCCGGCACCCTCGGTGGGGCTGTGCGGTTGCGGATCCTGGCGGCTAACAACAGTGCAAGTGAGTTTCAGACAATCGCAGCGTCGCCGGCAGTGAACGTGACTGCGATGTCGAGCGTCGGTGCCGATGGCCTCGAAGTGCTCGTGCGGTTTGGTTCGGACTGGAACTACATCAAGTATGCGGTCGATACCAATGGCACGGTTGTACTTCGGCATGAAGGCATCGGGCTGGTGGAGCAGGGGGTCAAGTTCCCCAAGTGGAGTTGGTTCGGCGGGGCAGCTTACTGGACAGACGGTACCGACGTCGCCCAGGCCTAGCCGATGATGACGTAGACAGGGGGGGGTGTACCATGCATGACTTTGAGGACTATACAACTACAGATCTCGGGGATGTGCCTGCGTACATCCCCCGCTACGCTATCGGGTGCCCCGGGTCACCGACGGCCGCGATGATGCGCTCGATGGTGCATCTGGAGCGCCCACCGTTGACACCGTTTCTGGATGCCGGTATGGATCTACCTGGGTCGCAGAAGCTCGACATCGCATCGGCGCGGAACCACTTGGTCGAGATGTTCCTGACGGCGCATGAAAAGCACGACTGGCTCCCCGAGCCACTCAATTGGTTGCTGATGGTGGATGGTGACGCAGTGCTGCATCCCCAAACGTTGCGCCGGCTAGCATCATGGAATAAGGCAGTAGTGGGCGCGCTATGCGTCACACGGTATAAGCCCTACCAGCCCGTCGTATACCGGGGACTGGCTACCGACCGTGGCGGCGACATGCGGTCGCACTACATCCAATGGCAGGAGGTGCGACAGTGGGTCATGGATCATCCTGCACTTGTGACCCTAGCCGGTTACTCGCTACTCGAGCCGGCACCCGAGGATAGCCTGCATCCTGTCGACTGGACAGGCTCCCACACCTTTCTGGTGCATCGCACGGTATTCGAGGCTGTGCCGGCACCGTGGTTTGAGGTGGCCAGTAAGATCCGCTATGGCAGCGGGAGCGACCGGTTGTTCTTCGAGAAGGTCAACGCGCATGGCTTCCAGACGTATGTGGACTACTCGGTGGTCGCTGGACATGATGCCCGTAGTACGCTGGGGATGGCAGACTTTATGGCATGGCAATCAATCAGCATCGCAGAGAGTGGGAACGGTGATCGCCATTGGGTGGGCGACGACATCGTAGAGAGAGCACCCGACGATGGGTAGCCCGTTCTTTGTGGTGGGCAGCGGGCGATGTGGGACGCTATCGATGGCACTGACGCTGAGTCAGCATCCCCGACTGTGTGCCATCCACGAACCCTACATCGACCTTATCGAAGCGTCGTACAGGCGGCTCGGGGATCTTGATTGGGGAACAGACCGGGACGGGCGCACAAACGTCTATGAGTATCTTCGGACGGTATGCCCACTGCCGGCTGGACCGCAAAGAGTTGGCATCGTAGACCACGCTCTGGCCAATCTCATCGGGGATATCGGCCGAGCCTTTGGCCACAATACTCAGGTGGTGTGGCTTGTGCGGGATGGTCGCAGGGTGGTGGCCTCGGGGATGGGCAGGGGTTGGTACACACAGAAGGAGAGGCTATACCCCCCGCACGAGTGGGCGAAGTATCGGTGGCGGGGTGACCTGGCGGGCGACGTCGACGAGCAGACGTGGAACGACATGGGCCCATTCGCCCGCAATTGCTGGTACTGGAGTGCCGTGAACCAGCGTATCCGTACGGGATTGGCAGAGGCGAGTGCCTTTGTACGCTGGCGCAAGGTACATCTAGAGACGCTGACGTCTGAGGTTGTTGATGATCTGCATTGGTGGCTAGGGGTCGAACCCCTTCGCGTTCCTGTAGCAGTCTCCAACACAGGCGGCAAGGCTGTGGAGAAATGGCAGCCAGAGAACTGGTCGGACGAGTACAAAGAGACATTTGAGCGATGGTGCGGCGAAGAGATGGAGCGGTTGGGATATCCGCTCGCCGAGGAGGAGTGACATGGGCGGAGAGGCAATCGTCGATCAGCGCAAAACGTACACGCTGACAGACATGGTGGATATCAGCGAGGACACGGTCAACTCTGTTGGTGTAGAGCTTATGGGCAGGCCTATCCTGGGGCTGGTGATGCCGGCAATGAACGGCACGACCCCCGAGGTCAATGTCGAGATTAGCGTGGATCTGGGTAGTACATGGTTCCCGCTACTGGATGCGGACGGTGCGACCGAGGCGATCTCTATCACAGCTAGCGGGACTGCGTTTGCGGTAAGCTCGGATGATCTGTCACCATTGGCAGCGTATTGCGGTGGAGAGCACAGCTACGTACGGGTGAGGCTTACCGTGGATACTGCCCAGACGGCCGACCGCACCGTGACATGGGTACTGTGCGGGTAGTGCTTCGGTGGCGATAGCCGGTGGATTGGTACGCCTCGGGGTCGGGCCACTGGGTATCATCACGATCTCGGTACTCGGTGTAAGAGATGCGGAGATCGGGGATGTCGGGTACACGACCGTCGAAGTGCGGTTTACCGGGGATGTCAACTCACCTACTGCTGACTATGTCTCGGGTGTGACAATACGCGTCAATGCTATTGTACGGGGCATAGCAAGCGGCACTCGCCAGCCTGACAACTCGCTGGTCTACTACGTTCTGGTAAGCCAGGTCGACGTCAACGATACTTTGACCTGGGAGTATGACTCACTTCTCGGTGACATGGAGGATGCGTTTGGCAATCCTCTGGGGGACGTCCCGGCCACCGGTTGCTCCAACTGGGTCGGGAGCCATCTGTACTTTGACACTGAGGACGACTGCGTGTGGGTAGCGGCAGTATGAAAAAATTCCAGGTCAGCATAGCACTATGGTGGGATGACCAGTGGCGGGCCAATCTGAGACGCAGCTGGAAAACTCGGCGCTATTGGCTAGCGAAAGTGCCGGCAAGTTCTGCCAGGGGCAGGGTCGTAGCGCTGCAGTTCGGCGCCTACACTGTAAAGCTGTCGTTCGAGGGCACAGAGACGAGGGAGCAGGCCCAGCAGCGTATGCGCGGTCGGCAGAAAGTAAGACGGAGGAAACGTGGCTAACATCAAGGTTAAAGATCATGATGCCAATGCCCGGTATTTGAAAGCGACCGGAGCCGGCACAGACTTAGACCCGCATGTCACCGAGCACGAGTCGGTCCAGGGGACACACGATGACTTGAACTGTAACGCCAACCTGCAGGTCGGGGATGCGGACGTCGGTGGTGGCAATCCGGTCCCCGTGTCCGATGCTGGGGGGAGTCTTACGGTCGACAACGCAGCGCTGGCAGTGGTGGGGGGTGGAGCGGAGGCCTCGGCGCTGCGGGTGACGCTAGCCAGCGACAGTACGGGGGTAGTATCGGTCGACGACAACGGGGGGAGCATCACCATCGATGGCGCGGTCACAGTGGGGGATGGTGGGACTGCGCTCGAGGTCCAGGGGGATGCCGCTGAGGATGCAGCTGCAGCCGGCAATCCTATTCTGGCTGGTGGGCGCTACGATGCGACTCCCCGAACCCTCGACGATGGGGACGTGGGCGCTCTTGCCCTGGATGCAGACGGTGCGCTGCAGGTCAGCGATGGTGGCGACAGTCTGACGGTCGACAACGCAGCGCTGGCAGTGGTAGGGGGTGGCGTGGAGGCCTCGGCGCTGCGGGTGACGCTGGCCAGCGACAGTACGGGGGTAGTATCGGTCGACGACAACGGGGGGAGCATCACCATCGATGGCGCGGTCGATATCGGTTCCGCTCTGCCGGCAGGAGCCAACCAGATCGGCTCCGTCATCGTCGACGATATTGAGGATGGCGCCGGCGACTCGGTGATGGATGCGGTCAATGATGCCATCAGGGTCAACGTGGTGGCGGGGTCGGGCTCCGGTGTAAGCCACGTCGACGATGCTGCGTTCACGGTGGCCAGTGACGATGTCGTGCCGGTAGCGGGGGTCTACCAGTCCAGTCCAGACAGTGTAGACGACGGAGACGCCGGCGCTGTGCGGATGACGGCCAAGAGGGTGCTCTTTGTGACCCACGAGACGCCCAACGGCGACTCGATGGTCGACGACGGCAATGACGCACTGAAGGTCAACGTGGTGGCGGGGTCGGGCTCCGGTGTAAGCCACGTCGACGATGCCCCGTTCTCGGTGGGTAGTGATGATGTCGTACCTATCGCCGGCGTATTCGACGACACATCGCCAGACTCGGTTGATGAGGACGATGCTGGCGCTGTGCGAATGAGCGGCAACCGCAATCTCTATGTGCAGGTACGCGATGCGGCAGGCAACGAGCGGGGCTTGAACGTGGATGCCTCGGGCAATATCGGGGTTACCGATGCCGGGGGTGCTCTTACCATCGATGGTGCGGTCACAGTGGGGGATGGTGGGACTGCGCTCGAGGTCCAGGGGGATGCCGCTGAGGATGCAGCTGCAGCCGGCAATCCTGTTCTGGCTGGTGGGCGCTATGATGCGACTCCCCGAACCCTCGACGATGGGGACGTGGGCGCTCTTGCCCTGGATGCAGACGGTGCGCTGCAGGTCAGCGATGGTGGCAACAGTCTGACGGTCGACAACGCAGCGCTGGCAGTGGTAGGGGGTGGCGTGGAGGCCTCGGCGCTGCGGGTGACGCTGGCTAGCGACAGTACGGGGGTGGTATCGGTCGACGACAACGGGGGGAGCCTCACCGTCGACGGGACCGTGGCTGTGTCACAGGCGCCGGCGACGAGCGGTGGATACACCATCTATAGAGACATCGACCTCGACGAGACGGGCATCAGCGTCAAGGGGTCGGCGGGGCAGATATACGGGTGGTTCATGCACAACAAAGCCGCGTCTACCCTGTACGTCAAGTTCTACAATTCTTCCGGGGCTCCTACAGTAGGCACCGATACTCCGATTCTCACCATCCCGATACCGGCCGGTGCTAGCGCGAACGTGGAGTTCCTCGGGGGCATTGCCTGCAGTAGTGGTATCGGCATCGGTTGCACCACCGGGGTGGCGGACAACGACACGGGCGCACCTGGCGCCAACGAGATGATCGTCAATGTGTTCTACAAGTGAGGTGACATGGCCCGACCTGCAGCTGACATCCGCGCAATCATCCAAGAGCGTCACCCGGGTGCCGTAGTCGTCGACCGTGGTCCTGGCTGGATCCGTCATCACTACGGTGGGCAGCAGTTCAACTGGACAGGCCTGTGCGGTGGGAAGCTGCATTTCGGGGATGGACCGTACGACGAGGACACGGAAATAGACACTGCCTGGGTGCCGGCGGACCCCGTGCTAGACCAACCGTGGCTATGGAAGGTAGAACAAGCCGGCTACAATCTCTATGCTCTCCCCGGGACAGACGAGTTCAACGCAGGCCAGATTCTACGCTACGTGCATCCCGACTCAGGGCAGGACGTTACGTTCCAGCCGATGCAGATCCAATGGCGCAACACCATCGGGCAGATCGCGCCAGTCGGAACCCCCCAGGATGAGGACGTTGTTCTGGGCGAAGACACACTGAGTTGGGATGGCGCGTTCGGTCCCGGGCTCAATTTCGTCTGGGAGGCCCAGACGACCCAGTTGGCCAAGCAGTTGGAGATAGCGAGTCTGGCAGCACTAGGCACCGAGCCACCAGCGTGGATGGACCCCGATGGCCTTAGCTTGGTTCTTCAGTTCATGTTTCAGGTATCCAATGATGTCCAGATCTGGATTGATGGCCAGGTCTGGGACAAGGCCTCGCCGAGGATCACCGGCGCGGCAGTGGAGTTCCGGGCTGGAGATACGCCACTCTGGTGGTTTCGCGCAGCCAACGCTACCGACTGGAATGGCAGTCAGGTGTCCGGGGAGATGGGGTTCGACAGGCAGACGCCCAAGAATTTGCTCGTCGACGTGCGGATCCCGTGGTCCTGGCTACAGGTGGCGACCTATCCGGTCTATGTCGACCCTACAGTGAATGAGGTGGTCGGTGCAAGTGCCGATGATGCCCAGGAGAGCACCGTCGGGTTCGTGACCATTGATGGGTCATATCTGGCCTGTAGCCAGTCTGGTGCGTGGGCCGGCGCCAGGTTTCAGACGGTCGCAGTGGAGGGTACGTGCAATAGCGCAACGTTCTGGATATGGTGCGCTAACGCTTCTAACGATGACCCTGACGTGGTGATCTACGCAGAAGATGAGGATGACACGGCAGCATATAGTGCAGGATCCACTTCGGATATCTCGGGTAGGAACTATACGTCCGCGTCTACCGTGTGGCAGGCTAGCGGTATCGGCACTGGGTATGTCGCAGCCCCTGACCTGGCCGACGAAGTGGGGGAGGTACTCGCCAGGCCGGGATGGGCGTCAGGCAATGATATGTGCATAGCGTACGCAGGACAATCGAGTAGTCCATTCACCGTCAATGCGTGGGACGGGAACCCGACACGATGTCCGAAGCTGGATATTGATTACACAGGCACAGGTGGCGCGGCACTACAGCTATTGGCGCTACTCGGGGTAGGGGAGTGATATGGCATCAGGTGGAGGATTGGTCAAGCTAGGGGTAGGCCGGCCGGGGGGGTCTGCAGGGTGGTGGGATCTTCTCGGCAGCGGTGACTGCGTCTGGGCGGCTTACAGAGCGAGAGGCGCAGCGACCTTCAATTCCAGCCTGCTGGATCTGAGCGGCAATGGCAATCATGCTGTGGATCCCGGGTTGGCAGCTACGCCCGCATGGGATACGGTACGGGGGTGGAAGTTCGACGGTGCAGCGACCTATCTGCAAACGACTTTCACACCAGAGAGCGACCAGTCGCAGACAATCATCGCCCAGTTCGGAAACGCTGATACCACCGATGGCAACCGTGCTGTATGTGGCATGTACAATGAGAACAGTCGTCGTTTTGGCCTACTTGTCGTGACGGTAGGCAACGGTGTAGCCTATTGGAATGGCGTGGAGGTGAGGGTAGCGCCGGTGTTATCCGCAGGCAATCTCTGCGTGGCGGGCACCAGGGGCTACCGCAATGGGACAGTAGAGGGAGCTTCTATCGGAACGTATACCTCTGCGCCGTCACGAGCGGTGTACATGGGGTGCGTCAACTGGGGGTCGCCTGCAATGTGGCTGCAGGTGGATCTGTACGCACTTGCAATATACGACTGCGTGTTGACTGCTCCGCAGGTCGCAGCGATTGCGGCAGCGATGGCAGTGCTATAGGAGGGAGCATGGCAATCACCCTGGAGGATGCGAGAGCAGAGCTAGCCGGCCTAGTCGGTCGGTTCCACAAGGGGGTCGCGACAGGCGGCGATACTGACGAGATCTTTGACACGGATGGTCTGGCCAGGTTCAACACCGACGAGATCCTGGCCGGTTGTTTGGCCTACATTCGCGAGGATGCCGGGGGTCTTGGTGCAGCGCCCGAGGGGGAGAGTCGGTGGATTACGGGGTATGACGTCGATTCAAACAGCATAGAACTGGAGTATGACCTCAGTGCCGCGGTTGCGGTCGATGACATCTACGAGGTGTACCTGGCTCCGCTATCGCTCGACGACTGGGATGCCTGCATCAACGTCGCTATTCGAGAGGCATGGCCACAGGTGTGGAGTAGAGAGGTCTACGAGGTGGACAGTACGGGTTCCCTCACCTATATTCTGCCTGAGGATGCGGAGGACGTCGAGTTCGTTAGGTTGCGTATGCTGGGATCTCGGGCGGGGTTCCCGTCGCAGGTGGTGCCCCACAATGTGTGGGCACTCGACGGTGCCCCAGGCGTTGACGATCTCAATATTCGGTTTTCAAGGGCGCCCGCTGGGCTTGCGGTGCGCCTCGAGATCCACTATAAGGGGCGTTACGCGGAGTTAGCCGCGGGAGAAGAGACGGATCTAGACGTGCCGTATCTCATGATGGCAGCGAGAGCGGAGGTCTATGCGCTACTGGCTGCACACGCTTCGAAGCTCGACCGTGCAGCTATGGAGCAATTCAGACGGCGGGAGATGGCGCTCGGCCTGCGGGAAGAAGTGAATAATTTCAGCCAGATGGCAGCGTACTGGAACCAGCAGGCGCAAGAGCGGCGGGACCGACTGTGGCGAGAACTGACAGGTGTAGCGCTGGGAGGCTAGCATATGGCAACGACAATACCTCTAGAGGATGCGAGGACACGACTGGCGGAAGAGACGGGGTTGCTGATAGAGGGGGTGGCGGAGGTAGGGAGCGACACGACGAGTATCATCGACACCGCTCATCTGGAGCATCTCACACGGGATGATGTCCTGATAGGCTGGCTGGCCTATATCCGCAGCGCTGGTGCAGCTGTGCCAGAGGGGCAGGCGCGCAGGATCATAGATTTTGCACAAGCGACGAGCGATATCACGGTGGAGTACGCCTACACTGCTGCGGTTGAAAACGGTGACACCTACGAGGTCTACAAGGCTCCGCTGTCGCTCGACGAATGGGATCTGTGCATCAACCAGGCTATAACGGATGCTTGGCCACTGGTCTGGACACGGGAGATATACTCGGCCAGCGTTGTAACGCAGATCTACAATATGCCCGCCGCTGCGGAGGAGGTTATCGGGGTGGTGCTGGGCCGATGGAGATGGCTCCTACCCCACAGTGAGTGGATCTCCCATGGCGACCCGAGAGATCTGGACGTGGAACTCCTTGTACCGGTCATAGTGGGTCGGGATATCCGCATCGTGTACAAGGCGAGGTACCCCGAGTTGGGGGTAGGGGATGCCACTGCGCTGGACGTGGGCTACCTCATGGCGGGCGCGAAGGCACATCTGTACGCGACATTGGCTGACTATGCGGGCACACAGACAGACGCCAGCCGATATCTGTCGCTGATGAAACATTGGCAGGAAGTGGCGCACAGGAAGTTGCTCGAGTTGAACCGTGCGCTACTATTGCAGGACGGTCCCGGCAAAGATGGCGACTAATCTGATATTTCTGGTCCTTGTGTTGCTGGCGGGAGGTATTGCCCCGCCCGAACCAGGCACGGAATGGGAGAGCAAACCGATGGCAAACCTAGTAGTGAACGGCACCTTTGACACCGACCTAAGTGATTGGACGACTGCTGGTGGTGTCCATCCAACGTGGTCGAATGTATACGGGCACCTGGCCACTGGCAGTGCGGAGTTCTTGCCGGCCGGTGGCACCGGTAGTGAATTGACCCAACTGGTAGACATTGACGTGGCGGGGTGGTATCGACTGAGCTTCTGGCTACTGATGGTAAAGGACATAACCAACCCCCCTTTCTTTACGGCAGGTGCCTGGAACTGGCAGGTGATAATCGATGATCCGCCGACGGAGGAAGACCAGTGGCGGAACTACGAGTACGAGATATACCTGCCAGCAATGACCGATATGGATCTAAAATTCATTGGTTACACAAACTACGACTACTATCTTGACGAAGTGGTCCTAGAGGTTGTGCCATCGACACCCAATACGTGCCAAGAACTGTGCTGGGAACTAGCAAAGCGACGGCGCGATTTTGGTAGGTTGTTTCACCCCGAGGCAAGATACCAGGAGATCGTCAACCAAGTCATCGCCGAGGCACCCCGGTCTATGTGGCAGCGAGACGTGGATACCAGTCTGACCACGGTGCTGCAGCAACGGCGCTACAGCATGGCGGCGATCACCGCTATCACCGAGACGCGCCAGGTGCGTCGGGTGTTCGTCGAGGATCCCGATGGGCACGACTATGAGATAGGCCGGTGGCGAGTGGAAAACGACCTGGGTACCCTGACGCTGGTACTCGACGAGGATCCACCCGCAGCCGACCGCGACCTCCTAATCGAGTACATCGCGCCACATGACACGCTGGACTGCACAGACGATACCGACACGACGACCCTGGACAGGGAGTGGTTGCTGGCCCGGGCCATGACAGCGCTCCTTCTCGAAGCGGATCCGCAGCTGGAAGACCCCAAGTTGATCGCCGCAGACCTGCAGCGGTGGGATGCGATACGGCAGGCGAGGGAACAGGAGGTAGGTCTACGCCGACGGCCGCGACGGGCGCGGTCATTCGCAGGGGCTAGGTGGGTCAGATAATGATGCAGTGGGATGTCTACCTAAACGGGCTCGGATTCATGTTGGCGAAGACCCCAGACGGCCGGCTCCTGTCGGGTGCGATACGGGACCAGAGGTCTGATCCGTTCATGCGGTACGTCCAAGAGAATGAGCGGTGGAAGAGAGCGAGCTTTTACTTCGACCAGGGAGCCGGCGCAGGACGGGTGGACGGGTCACACCGCTATAGGCGGGGCTGGCGGATAGATAGCCGGGGTGGCAAGCTCATCCGTGCCCCCCAGGTCACGGTCCACCAGGCGGAGTCGGGCTTATTGGTGCGCTCGGAGCCTGATACCAACATCTACGACAGGGAACTATCCGACCGTGTCGGTGCTGACAAGTGGGAGGGTATGGGGGTTTTGTTCACGGTGCCCAGCGGGAAGACGCAAATGCGTGGCGCTGCGGTGATGCTCAAGCGAGAAGCCGGGGTAGACTATGGTGCGGCAGCAAATGCCAACTTCGACCTGCGGCTTGATAGTGCAGGCACCCCGGGCGCTATCAAAGGCACTGTCGCGTTCCCGATGAAGAGCCTGGAAAAAGACTGGCCGATTCTTACGGTGACCGACCCGTGGGAAGGGGAAGACTATCACTATCACTATCTCTATCTCACGGCAGCGGAGACGGTCACCGCAGCGAGTGACTATTGGCTATGCATCCGCAATGACCAGTCGTATCGGTTGTACTGGGCGCAGAATGAGGACGATGCGACGGCGACGGTATCTGAGTACAATGGGTCCACCTGGGCTGCGGGGGTGGGCTCGAGCGACAGGCCATTTTATAAAATCAACTTTGTTGGTGACGTGGATGGTCCTGTCCGGTGCTTTTGTGAGTTTCGAGGCAGCGACAACGAGAAGCGGTTGTACGCAGCGGTAGGTACCAGTGTCATGTATTGGACTGCTGGTACCTCACGCTGGACTACCTCGATGAGCACGTTCACGTCCGACGTTCGGGCGTTGATTGTGTTCAACTCCAGGCTATTTGCGGGGCAGGGACCGGACAACGATATGTACTCGTCTACCGGAGCCACCGGTTCCACGGTTTGGTCAGCTGTCACGGGGCAGCAGGCGAGTGCGTTCGCTATCCATGACTCGCTTCTGTGGAAAGCGGACGGAGCCAGCGTCAATGGCAGTAGCACAGGTACTGCATGGACTGGTGCCGCTGTGGACGTAGGCGACCCCGGTACACCGGTATCGGCTATGTGTTCGCACGGTGGGTCGTTGTTCGTGTTCAAGCAGGAGGGTGTCTTTGAACTGAGTTACCCAGATACGTACCCCTCCACTGGCACTCCGACGGCCAATCTGGTCATCGACCTGCACACCGAGATGGTGGGGAGACGCTGGGCATTGGATTGGCACTCTGGGTTGTACTTCGCGGGCTACAATGGTGTGTACGAGTGGAAGAACGGGGTGCTGCGGGATATATGGTCAGAACGATTGGATGATGACCTGCCAGAGGTCGCAGAGAAACCGGGGGTGTGGACTCGGCCGAACCGCACAGCACCGGTAAGCGGCACCGGCCCGAAGGGTGTCCCGCAATTCCGTGCCGCCTGCGGTACGACCAGGGGGTTGGTGGTCGCCTGCGATAGCCCGCACCGAACGCTGTCCGGTCTGTGGTGGTATGACGGTCGTTGGTGGCATCCGCTGTGGCAAATACCCGACTATGAGATGGAGTACATCACCGCAGTAATTGTCCAGGCGTACGGAGCCGGCCGCGGGCGAGTAGTGTTCGCCAAGGGGCACGATATGGCATCCTTTGTGATGCCGACGTGGACAGTGGACAACACTGAAGACCCATACGCTGGATACGATACGGAGGATGGGCAGGTCGAGTTGCCCCTATTCGATGACGATCTCCCGCACATGATTAAGGACTTCCACGCAGTGGGTGTGAAGTTGCAGAATGCAAGTGTAGCTAACGGGACGGTAAAGGTGTACTATCTCCTCGACGCAGAGGACGCTACATCCGACGACCCCAGCGACTGGTCGTACTTGGGCCAGGTCACAACGAGTGGATACCAGGAACTCGCATTCGGTAGCAATACCTGGGGTCGCACTATTCGGCTCTTGCTGGTCATGCAGGCAACCGGGACGACGTCGACGGTAGAGGTCGAGCACGTTGATTTGCTATTCCAGCCGCGACCGGACACGATTAAGCAGTATCAGGTCGTCATCCGAGCCGCCGAGAACCTGCCGCTACACGGAGGTGGGCATGATACACAATCAGCTGCAGATATTATCGGCAAGCTGCAAGGCCTGCTCGAGGTGGCGGAGCCCTTTGTCTTCATAGATGAGTTGGGAGCATCCCACACTGTCATGGCCCTCGGGGTGACGAAGCTGCCCAGCCGGCACATCCAGTCGGGCGGGGTTCGGCCGTCTATCGAGGCGCAGGTCGTAGTCACAATGCTGGATGTGGAAACCAGACATGAGCAAGAGGGTGAGTGGCAATTGCCATCATGAAGGGTATACAAGGCCTACCGGGGATAGCGGACCTACCAGACCTCTTTGCGTTTGAAGAAGCGAGTTGGGACGAGATCCCAGCCTTTCGCCCGATAGCGACCCGTCCCCAAATACCCGGGCTGAGGGGAGATCCGCTGGAAGCTGCGGCGATGCAGGGGGTGGATGCCTCGCTACCCGAGCGAATTGTATGGAACTGGCTAGAGAGAGAGGGCCATCACTACGAGGCATCGTACAATTTGCTGGGTGGCCGGTTGATGATTGGTGGCGCGGTCGTAGACTTTATCGTTTACGACATGGCGGCGACCCCGGTGGCGTTGCGAGTCATGGGCGATTATTGGCATGGGCCGGGGTTCCCTGACCGGCAGGAGCGGGACGACGAGCAGGCCGGCTCCCTACGCCGGCTGGGCTATCAGGTCGTCGACCTGTGGGAGCATGACATCTACGAGGCAGTGGTGAAGAACCGGCTGACCGAGTATATAGAAGGGGAGGTGAGAGACTGATGGCGAAGAGAAAGACGACCCGAGGGTTCGAGGCGAACGCACGGAAGATAGCCAGGGCTCAAGGGGTCAGCCTCAAGCGGGCCCGAGCTATTCTGGCGGCTAGTACACGTCGGGCATCGCCGGCAGCAAAGAGACGCAACCCCCGTCTGAAACGTGTGAAGGGCGCTTCGAAGCGCAAGTAGCAAAAGTTGCGCTATCCTCGCACTTGTGGTATACTGGTGCCAGTTCTACAGGAGGTGCGATGGGATGAAAAACGAAGCGGTTAAAAGATCGTTCAGCGTATACCCCTCTGACCTGCGGACACTAGAGTACGTTCGCCGGTATTTCTATCAATCTAGCACTAGCGCAGCCCTGCGCTACATTCTCAGAGACTGGCTCAGACAAAACGATATCTCCGACTATACCGTGGAGCAGGTGTTGACTGAGGACGCTTTGGGATCATAGGACAGGGATCCCGGTCGCTGGTCGCATGGTTCTAGTATCGTGGCTGATACGCGCATGCTGCACAAACAACTGAATAGACTGGGTGAGGCTATCATGCGACCAGCCATCGGGGTGTCTGAGCCGCATCCCGAGTGAGTCTCCTTTCTGCGGGGGGTAGGGGTAAGACCCTACCCCCCAAGGAGGATCCTTATGCTCGTGTTGGTTCTCTCTGCTAGTATCATAGTTGTTGTCTCGGTGCTGCTCGGCAGGTGGTTGCGCCGGCGGCAGGTGGGCTATCCCCAGGTGCTGGTATGGGATGTGGAGCGCCAGCGTTGGGTGGGAAAGGAGAAGTACTGATGCATGGCGTAGGCGTGTTTATCGTGTTGGCGAGTGCTGCGTCGGTGAGTGTCACGTACCAGGATCCCTGGCAGGTGCCGACGCAGGTGGACTTTCAGCAGGGCACTGCCACCTTTTATGCCCTCGGTGTGATGGAAAAGGTGGCCAGGTACCGGGGGTTCATCGACAGGGAATACCAGTATCCGGTCTGGCTCAAGGCCAAGGGGTACGAGGGTGCGGTGGCTGGCAATTCGGCTGGAGACTTGGGGCGCAAGGTCTGGATCTTGGGCCCGAAGGGGCTGGAGGGACCGTTCTTGGTAATAGACTGCGCCCAGCAGGGTCACTATGGGGAGAGGGTTCGGCTGGGTCACATTGTGGAGGTCGACTACCAGACGGCGCTTCGCTGGGACATGCTCGGGGGACCGATGCCGGTGCGGGTGTATTGGGTGGATCCGACCGAGACGGTGGCCGATGCGCTTATCGGGACATACGTGGCGGAGTGACATGCGATTCGAGAACCAGTTGTAGTATGGTTCGCACAATAGGTATTGTCACAAGTAACCTTCGCGTAACCTGACGGATCCTGTCGGACAATCGACGTCGACGTCGATGGTGTCGGACAATTCTGGAAGGCGACAGAAAGGAGTAGCTCATGCAGGACGTCAAAATCAGTGTGCGTCTTCCCAAGTGGCTAGTGGATGAACTGGATAAACAAGCCAAGTCGCACAGATACTACCATCAGCGCTCCAGATCGTGGGTGGTCAGGAAAATCCTGGTGGAGTATGTCAAGGAGGTGGAGGCGGCTCGAGAGGAGTCAAGTGGCTAACGAGCCTTGCGTCCAGCTGACACTGAGCGAGATCCTGATCGGTTCATTTGTGGGTGTCATGCGGCACGTTCAAGATATGAAGCGAAAGTACGAGGATGCCCACGGGGGTGATGGCAACCTGAAGGACTGGCAGGTCGATTGCGAGGGAGCGCTGGGCGAAATGGCGTTGGCCAAGCATCTGGGGTTCTACTGGAGCGGCAATATAGGCAATGTCAAAGCTCCCG